TGATATTACTGGCTTTAGAGTTCGTTATCCAAAATTAAAAACAACATGGAATAATTTAAGAGTTGAAAAAGAAGAATTTGATGTAAAGCACCCACAACTTACACCTGCAAAAAATATATTTGATGCCACAGCATTACTTGATTCAAGACCAGAAACTGACCAAGAAATTACAAACATACCTTTAGGATATTCTCAAAACTTTAATGTAGACAAAGGGTTACGAGCAGGTGTTGGTGTGGTGTCTCAAGGTATTGTTGGTATAGTTGAAAAACAGTTCGTTGTAGAAGAATTTGTATCAGGTGTAGAAGGCACATTGTCAATTGGTACTATTATAGTTGACCAAGAGATTGCAGAAACTGGTGAACAAGCATCTGGTGCAGTTGGTAATGTTTTTGCAGGAACATATACCTATACTGTTACAGTTCAAAGTGTAGATGGTGCTAATAAATATTTTCTTGATGGTGTTCAACAAGCAACATTAGATTTAATAGAAGGTCAGACATATATTTTTGATTGGTCTGCAGCAACAAGCCACCCATTTAGATTTTCTACAACATCAAATGGCACACATGGTAGTGGGTCAGAATATACTACTGGTGTAGTTAAAGATGATAGTGCTTATACCACACAAATTACTGTTGCTACTGATGCACCTACTTTATACTACTATTGTTCAGTACATAGTGCTATGGGTGGAACAGCTAATACACCTGCAACAACTAATGTTGTTCTTGAAATTAATGCAACACCATCACAAGTATCGGCAACAGGTGAAGTTGGTTCTGAATCTTTAGTTGGTAATCCAGTAGAAACTGGTGTAGAAGGAACTGGAGAAATTGGAACCGAAACTCCAGTTGTAAGTGGTTGGGGTCAAGAAGGTTGGGGTGAAAGAACATGGGGTCTATAAATGAATTACAGTAGCTTAGTATCACAAATACAAAACTTTACCGAAGATGATTCAACAGAATTATCTAATGAAATAAACAATATTATTGTACAGGCAGAAGAAATGATATTTCAACGATTGCCAAGTTTACCATGTTTTAGGCAAAGAAGCACTGGTAATTTAGTAATAGGAACAGCCGATTATACAGTAGCAAGTGCAAGAATGATTAGACAATTTATTATAACAGACAGTTCAAGTAATAGAATATTTTTAGACCATAGAGTTGATTCATACTTAACGGATATGCACCCTAATGGTTCAACTACTGGACAACCTACAATGTATTCAACAAAAAGTGCAAGTACAAGTGGTACAGTTGTAACATTAGCACCAACACCTAGTGCAACTTTAGCTTTTCAAGTAGATTTTGTTGCACCAGAAACAGGATTATCTTCAAGTAATACTACCACTTGGATAGGTAATAATGCAGAGAATGTTTTATTATTTGCATCTCTATATACAACTTCTGCTTTTCTTAAAGCCGAAGAAATGTTAAAAATATATAAAGGAAAGTTTGATGAAGCAGTTGCATTGTTTCAGCAAGAAATGGGTAGAAACTATACAGCAGAATACGAAGGAGGTATTTAAATGGCTATAACTCAAGCAATGTGCACCAGTTTTAAATCTGAGATACTTCAAGAAGGACATCAGCTGGCAACTGACACAATAAAAATTGCATTATATACAAGTAGTGCTTCACTAGATGCAACTACAACTGCATATTCTAGTTCCAATGAAGTTAGTGGAACTGGATATACAGCAACAGGTGTTACATTAACATCAACGACAGTATCAACTTCTGGAACGACAGCATTTTTTGATGCTGATGATCCCACTTGGACAAGTGCATCATTTACAGCAAGAGGTGCTTTAATATTTAATTCAAGTAATAGTAATAAAGCAATAGCAGTTTTAGATTTTGGTGGAGATTTTACTGTAGCAGGAGGAACTTTTAAAATTACACTTCCTGCAGCAGGAACAACTGCAATTATAAGGATAGCATAAAATGACAAGTTCATATGTAAATGATTTAAGACTTAATGAAATGGCTACTGGTGATGCCAGTGGTACATGGGGAACAACAACAAATACAAATTTAGAGTTGATAGCTGAAGCATTTGGGTATGGTACAGAGGGTATAACAACAAATGCTGATACACATACCAGTACAATAGCAGATGGTGCTACAGACCCTGTTAGAGCACATTATGTAAAATATACTGGTACTTTGGATTCGGCTTGCACTATAACTATAGCACCAAATACCATTAATAGATTTCATATTATAGAAAATGCTACAAGTGGTTCACAAAATATTATTATTAAGCAAGGTACTGGTACAACAGTAACAATACCTAATGGTCATAATAAAGCAGTTTATCTTGATGGGGCAGGAAGTGGTGCAGCAGTTGTTGATGCTTTTACAGATGTAAATTTAGCAGGAACTACCACAGTAGATGATTTAACAGCAAGTGATGATATTACTGTAGGTGATGATTTAATCCTTAATTCAGATAGTTCTATAATAAGCATGGGAGCAGGCGCAGATGCCACATTAACACATGATGGCACTACTGGTGTAACTATTGCAGCAAACCCCATTACAGTGGACTCTGGTGGCGATTTAAATTTAGATGCACACACTGGAATATTTGTATTTAAAGATGCAGGAAGTGAAGTCTTGCGATTTACAGAAGGTAATTCTGGTGATGTAACAATAAAATTGGCAACTAATGCAAAAGATTTAGTTTTCACGGATAATGGTGATGCGACTAATATGAAGATATTAGATGCTGCAGCAGGTATAAATGTGCCAGGAGAGGTTCAGACAACCAAAATTGCATTTACTGATGGTGATGATGCTCTTACAATTTCTGATGGTGGTGGTGTTGCTTTTTCAGCCGATGTAAGTTTAGGTGATAATAATATAACAAATGTTGGTAGTATAGCATTAGATAGTATTGCATCAGATGCAGGTGTAGGCACTGCTGTAACATTTAGTGCAGGAAATGTTCCAAACACAAATACTGATACATCTAATACAGGAAACATAACACCTGATATGTCGCAATTTACAAATTTTATATTAACATTAACAGGCAATATAGTTTTACAAGACCCTACTGATGAAGTGGCAGGGCAATCTGGTATTTTTGTATTTATACAAGATGGAACTGGTAGCAGAACATTATCCCATGCTGACGATAGATATTTTGTTGCAGGTGGTACATCTATAACATTAAGCACTGCAGCCAATGCCATTGATATTGTACCATATTTTGTTCAAGCTGATGGTAAAATACATTTGGGTGCAGCACAAAAAGCATTTGCAGAGGCATAGTATAACATGACAGGTTCTAATTCATTTTGGTTTGCTAATCCATCAACAGGGTTTTATCCTGAAGAGATAAGTACATCTTTAAGAATGGAAGCAAGTGCGAGTCCTTATTTAATATTTACACCAAGTTCAGATGGAAATAACCAAAAATATACTTTTTCTGCTTGGGTAAAAAGATCAAATCTTGGTGGAGCACATCACCTTTTGACAGCATATTACGGAAACTTAGGTAGATATGCGTATTATGGATTTGATTCAACTGATGTATTGGTGCTTTTCGCAGGAATTTACTCAACAGGTGGATCAACTTCACAAAGTTATTATTTAAAAAGTAAAATGAAGTTCCGTGATATAAGTTCTTGGTACCATATCTGTTTTGCTGTGGATTCAACACAAGGATCTATTTCTAATAGAGCAAAGCTGTATG